ATATAATCCGGCTGCTCGGAGCGGGCTTGCTCCTCGGAGATTATCTTTGAGCCAATCGATGACATATACTTGCCGACCTTTTCGGGGTTACGCTCCACTGCGAAAGGTAATTCTTTACTGCTCAGTCCCGAACCCTGCCAAAGCGTCCCGCCCCTGGTAGAGGCACCCAATACATAAACGCTCTTACCATTATTAGTCAGCTCTAGAATCAGTTCGCCTAGTTTTCGAAGTTTCTCTGCTGATAGATTAGCAAACTCCAGATAAGCTTCGGGAGTGTTTAATCCGAAGTCCAGTTCTTTGGTCCGCTGCCGCTCCACGACATCCTGTACCGGGAATCTGCCTTTTCGGGATACCAGCGTCCTAAAGCTTCCGCCATTGACCATCGAGGTCGATAAATCAAACACCTCTAAGCCTTGTTTATTAAGCAGGTTCTCAAGGCTGAGAAGCGAGTAATATTCCAGGTGCTCATGGCAGATATTATCTACGGCTCCGAGTTCCATTGTAGGAAGGATGTAATTTTGCTGGATTACCCAGACCCCGTCATCGGCTAAAACGCCTTTAACTTCTTGGACGAACTTAGCCGGGTCGGGGATGTCGTAAAACATCGATACCGAGGTAATCACATCAAACGATTTATAGAGATCTTCCTCGCCTTCGCCTAAGAGATAATGGAAGTAATGCCCGGCGAAGTAATCATTAACTATCCTATCGGCGTGATTTCGGGCTTCAGCGCAATATTTACTTATCGGGTCGATTCCCTCCCGGCGGATATGAGTCGGCACGAAACTCAGCAGCGTCCCATCATTAGAAGCGATATCCAGCCATCTCGTGGCGTCCGGTTTGTATTCCAGTGCGTTATCGACGATGCTTTTTAGGTCTTCTTTTATCGAATCACTGACGCCGGACTTAAACCCATACCGCTCATGGTACATCTCAGCTTGCGGCGTGGTGTGCCGAAGCTGGACTAACTTACAATCCTCGCACATACATAGCTCCAGCGGATGCTTGGGCGGTCGTGAATCATCCTCACGAAAATCCGCTAGATATTGCTCGCCTAAATCCAATAGCGGTAATAATTCACCTCCATCAGCCCGGCACGATTCGATTTTCATAAAACTCCTTTTATTAAATGGTCGTATCCTCTGTCAGTCATGGTTTTCTTGTAGTAATCCGGGAAGTCAGACCAGTTATCCTTATTAGCGAACGTCCGGGCGAGGTCTTCAGTCATATGCCCGGTTAGATAGCCCATGCCCTGGATTAATCTGGAGAATTGAGAATCTTCCTGAAGGGGCGAATTACGACCATCATTCCACATCAGCTCCCGGTATCTGGCTCCGGCATCCCAGATAGACCGCCTGATTATATTCGGACCGCCGACACAGCCGGGCCAGGGATTAATCGTCTTGCCATTAATCTCTCTCTCCCGCAGGATAGCTTTAGGATGTTCGATAGCTTCGTGGTCAAGTCCTAGCTGTCCAAGTTCGGGTATCTTCTTGAAGTAATCGGCTGCGGCCACGTCCCAGCCTCTTAATAAGGACATATCATTGTCCAACCTCATTAAATGAGTGGCTTCGGGATAGTCTTTTAACCCTTCTTCCCAGCCGATGTTTGTAGCTTTTCCGGGATAATAATTGTCGGGATTTAAAATAACCTTATCGGCCCGGTTGCGCTTTACTAGAGTATTAAGATATTTCTGTGTTCCATCATCGGAGTTGTTATCGCAGATTATAAGGTAATAAGGCACTTCGATGGTGTCCCATAAGGCTCTGAGGGTTTTTTTGGTATAGGCCAATCTGTTATAGGTGATTAGGCAGATTAAGATTTTCATAATAATTCCTTAATTTTTACTAACAATTCGACGAATGGCCGTTGAATTTCCATAATTACCTTATTTAGAGCAACATAATCGCCTTCCTCGGCTTTTTTGGCGGCGGTTATGAGTTTATTCCTCATTTCATCGTCAAACGAATAACCTATGCTCATAGAACCTCCGAATCGTCTATCACTACGGCCTTTTTAGGCGGTTTGGTCGCTAATCCGGCTTTAATCAGCTTGTCGGCGTGGGCGTGACTAACCATTATCTCTTTCTCGGCACTTATAACAGTGGTGAGATTGCCTTTATTCTCGACAGGCCAATTCATAACCTTATCTAATAAGTCGTTCTGCTTGATTTTCGTCCATTCAGCTATTTTATGGGCGCCTTTATTGGTTCCAGGCTTGCCCAAAGCGATTAACTTGCGTTGGCCGACTGTGAAACCGCCGTCATGGACTGGGATACCCAATCGATAGAGGTTTATAAAGAAGTTGACATCATGTAATCCATAGCCGGATTGGTTTTTGCCCCGATTGACACCGATAATCTTTATAAAATCCCCATAATTCTTGATGTTCCAGACTATATCCGAGCGGAAGTAGGGTGATTTCAATTCGTCGAACACCGCTCGTTTGACTAACGTACAGCCCGTTCCGCCGAAGATTATCTCGTTCTTGACCGAGAACACCGCGCCGCCGCCGTAATCGGTCGTAGGATAGTCTACGGTGACGACAGCTTTATCTTTCTCGATGAGCTTCAGCAGGCAATCCGGCGGAAGTATCATATCGTCCTCGACAAACCATAAATGGGTGACTTCTTCGTCCAATAAAGCCCGATTAGTTGGTTTCTCAAAGCACTCCGGTATCGGTTTACGGTGTGAGAAGAAGAATTTATATCCTGCTGGGTGCCATTTTTGCAGTTCATTGAGGTTTTGGAGTATCTCATCAGCGGTTTGGGAGAACATTAAGCCTCGGGACGGTAGTATGACGGCGATTTTCATAGCAATTCCTTCACAAGTAACGGTATCGCCGCCTCCAGAAACTGTTTAACTATTGCCCCGGATGCCGGCACGACGCTAGCTTCACGCTGTTTGTCGCCATACTTAACCGTAATTACAAGACCTTTCATCGAACCATCTCGTATTTCCTGCCATCGTTAAAATATGGCTGCATCTTACCCGTATATGAGATAAATGGCGGTTTTTTCTTCCAGATTTTGACGTTCTTAACCCGGTTCATGGCTCCGAAGAAAATATCGGCGTTCTCTTTCTCTACTTGGCCTGAAACTAAATCCCTGACGACTTTTGTAATCTCTTTGGTCTCATGTTGGCCGTTATTAGTATGGGCTTTACCTAAAGCTACAAGCTTGCGCTGCCCGGCGGTGCGGGTCATAGGGTAAATCGGCATCTGCGCCGAGTAAAGCATCAACCCGAAATATAGGTCGTGAAGTCCGTAATGGACTTTGTCCAGTTTGCGCGGCCACCAATGGATCGTATCGGCATCAACGCACATATCGAAGGTGGTCATGGTTCGCCAGATAGGTTTCTCAATCTTTTCTAAGACGGAGCGGGCGACCAGCATGAATCCGGTGCCGGTCCAAAAAGCCATTCCTACCGGGTCATGCAGGCAGGTCGAATCACCATCATCTTTAAAGGGGTAGTCCAAAGCCACCACAGGATATTTAGTGGCGAACATCTCTTTTAAGATGCCTTTGGGGATTATCATATCGTCTTCACAATAGAGGATAGCGAAGACCTCCGGGTCGGCTAAAGCTCGCTCTGTGGGCTCGTTGAAACACTCCGGCAGACTCTTGGCATGGCTCCAGAATATCTGAAAGTTGAACCCCTCAAGCTCGTTTAACAGCTCCTCAAAGGTTTCGGAGTACATCAGACCCCGTGATGGGAGTACGACGGCCAGTTTGTCCATTTATTCCTCGGCTTGGAGTTCCGGATATTCTTCGCGCAGTTGTTCAATTAGCCGCTTAATCATCACCTTGCCTTCTGATAACCGCTCGACGGCGTTGCGGTGTTCAATGATATTGGCATTACCCTTTTGTGACAGATTGGTATTATCGCTTTGAATCAGGCGTTCAGCATGGATGATGTTCACCCGCTCCCGCCATTCCTGGGATTCAATCTCTTCTAATTGGGCCTGCAGGAAGAACAGTTTTTTAAGCGGTGATATCTCATCTTCCGGATTTATTTTGAACTCTGAAACTGTTTGTTTGTCGATGCCCAAGGGGTCTTTATAGGCGTCAATAGGATGCTTGACGAGCTTAGCCATAGGTATAACTCCTAGCCTCGCCCGAAGCTTGTTTTGTATCTTTAATTATAACATATAGCAAAAGACGGCTCTTTTGCCGACGGGAGCAACAATTCTCCCGTTCGTGGCGTGAGCCGTCTTATTAAATGCTTAGGACTGGATTACGAAGCCGAAGCCGGAGCGCAGCTGGGTGTGGCCGTAAAGAACGTCCACTGTTACCAGCCAGCCTAAGTGTTCCTGCTTGTATTGGGCCTGGGTGCGAGGTTCCATTTGCATGGCGACCGCCCACGATTCCTTGTGGAAAAGTAAGTGGTTGTATTCGTCAGTGGCGGTGTCCAGATAAACCAGGTTCTGGCTCATGAAGACATCTACGCCGTAGATGGTGCCTAGCTTACCTGAAGAGATAGCTTCACCGGTACCCAGAGCGTCGTAGCGGACGAACTTGTCGATAGCGAGTAGTTCGGCCTCACCTTTAGGGTGGACGACGAGCGAGCGGTCGGTGCGGGGAGCTTTGTTCTCGGACAGGTAACGGTTTACAGCCAAGATGACAGTGTCGTTTATGGCCGTGCCAGGTGCGCCGTACTTAGTGAAGGTGCTGGTCATGTCAGTAGCGATGTTACTATCGACTTTCTCAGCGATCGCGTAAGCGGCGGCCTGGGTGTAGTCGCTGCGCAGGTCGTAGGCAGCTTGTACTTTAACGATGTCCTCGATAACGAAAGAAGACTCGTAGTGTTTGTTTAAGGTGATGGTCGTTTTGGTTTCAGTGTTGTAGTTCAGAGTAACGACGGTGTTAGCGGCTTTCAGGTTGGCGGAGATTGAAGAGACATTAGGTATCTCCAAAGTCTGGCCTGAGCTTGAGACATCGGCATCATAATGCTTGACGAGCGGTAAGAGAACCAGGTTCTTCTTAACGAACATCAGAACTTCCTTGGACCAAACGTCCGGCAGGAAGGCACCAGCAGGTGTCTTGCTAACGTTCACGTTACCTGAGTTAAATGCGCCGGTTGTGGTCATTTTCAGGTTCCTTGTGAGTTAGATTGGTATTTAACCGGCAATCGCTGCGTTGATCTCTGGTAAGCGTTTTTGGTATTCCTCGACGCTCATATTTCTAACCATCTGAGATACGTTGGCGGGCGTGATTTTGGTGTTGGAACTGAAGTTCGCACCATTAGTCGCGCTGCCTTTGGGGGCGGCTGCCGATTGTTTGGCGGCTAACGTTTCGAGGGCTTCTTTGCCACCCTCGCTTTTCAGGGAAGAAACATTGTCTTTAAGAGCCAGCGCGTAAACAGCGTCCAAATCATCACGCAGGTAGGGTTTTTGAGTCACTACCTTTATCATGTCTTTCTCAAACTGTTTGGCATCGGGGTT